TAAAGATTTAAAAGAAAGCACGAACGAATTAAGTAAAGGCATAGATGACCTTATGCAATTTGCAACAGATGCTAGAGAAGCTATTGCAAAGGGTAAAAGGGAACTAGATAGATTAGATGCAGTAAAAAGAGTATCAGAAGCATATTTAGATGATGTGCAAAAAGCTGCTAAAGATTTAGGAGTAGATGTACCAGAAGCTAAATCATTAGAACGTATGATAAAAGCATACGAACAACAAAGAAAATCACTTATTAAAATATTAAATTAATATGGACTTAAAAGAACGTATAAAAGTTGCTTTAGGTATAGATACCGAAGAACAAGAAGTAAAATTAGCTTACGAAGCTAAATTAGCAGATGGTACTATTATCGTATCAGAAGCAGATGAGTTAGCAGAGGGTGTAGTACTTAACATCTTATCAGAAGATGGCGTACAGACTACAATGCCACAAGGTACTTATTCTTTAGAAGATGGTACTGAATTTACAGTAGATGAAAGTGGTGTAGTTTTAGAAGTATCTGCAAAAGAAGAAGAAGTAGAGCAAGAAGAAGAAGAAGAAGAAGTAGAAATGAAAGAAGAAACTACTAACGATGAAACTATGCTCGAAGAAGTTGGTAATGTAGTAAGAGAATTGCTAGAAAATGTTACAAGCGAACTTAATACAATTAAAGCTGAATTAGACGAACTAAGGGGCGAAAACTTAGCTAAAGACGAAAATATCGTAGATTTGCAAAAAGAAAACGTAGAGTTATCTAAGCAAGTAGATGAGTCTAATAGCTTACCAAGTGCAGAACCAACAAAAGCACTAAAGTTTTCAGAAACTAAAAAAAGAACGGTAGAATTAAGCAAAGATGAGATTGCTAAAATGACACCACAACAAAAATATTTATATAACTTTAACAATAAATAAAAATGGGATTAAACATTACTAGTTCTTCATACGCTGGAGAACACGCTGGTTTATATATAAATGCAGCACTAAAACAAGCTGAAAGTTTACAATACTTAACAGTAAGAGAAAATGTAAATTACAAAGAAGTAATTAACAAGGCTGCTGGTGCAGACTTAGTTAAGGATAGAACTTGTGATTTTAACGAGCAATCTGCTGCACTTACTTTAACAGAAAGCGTTTTACACGTAGAGCCTTTCCAAGTTAATTTAGATGTATGTAAAAAGACTATGTTATCTGACTGGTCATACAATCAAATGGAAGATTTCACAGCTTATGCAGTTTCTTACCTAGCTGACAGTATCGCTGATAGCGTAGAGGGTTCTATATGGCAAGGTTCTACTTCTACAAGTGGACAATTTGACAAATTACCAACTGGTTCAATGAGTACTTCATCTGCATCTGCTGCTTATGATGCTTCTAATATTATTGCAAATCTTGCAACTTTAGCTGCTGATATACCAAGTAACGTATATATGAAAGATGATTTGTATATCTATATGAACAAGAAAACATATCGTTTTTATATTAACGCTATTTCTGCATTATCTGCATTTCCATTTAATAATATGGGAGAATATACTCCAGTATTTGAGGGTATTAAAATTGCAGTATGTCCAGGCGTTGCAGACAATCAGATGTTTGCTGGTTGTAAGTCTAACGCATTCTTTGGTACTTCTTTATCTTCTGATTTAACAGAGGTTAGAGTATTAGATATGAGTGATTTAGATGGTTCTGATAATATTAGAATGGTAGCTAAATGGACTGCTGGAGTACAAGTAGGTGTTGCATCTGACTTTACATTCCAGTCATAATAAACTAATTTTTAGGGGGTTGAAATATACCCCCTATTTAACTATAAAAACAAAGATACGGCTTGCGAATTAACAAAGGGTAGAAGTTTAGACTGTAAAGATATAGTCGGTGGTATTCGTGCTGTTTACTTTGTGCAAAAAGAAGATGTTTTATTAACAGAGTCTAGTGGTTCTATTACAGACCTAGAATTTGCTGGTGGCGCATCTGCTACACTTTATAAGTATAATTTAGTTAGAGGTACTGGTTCTTATACAGAAACTATTACTGCAAGTGCAGAAAATGGAACTGTATTTTATGAACCTAGCTTCAATATTAAATTGCATAAATTAACAACAGCCGACCAACAAGAAATAAAGTTATTAGCACAAAATAGGCTAGTAGTTTTTGTAGAAAGTAACGCTATTAATAGTGCTGGTAAAAGAGTAATACTGTGCTTAGGTCAAGTAAATGGTATGGAATTAACAACTGCAACTGGTGTAACTGGTATTGCTTTTGGAGATATGAACGGTTACGACCTTACCTTTGTAGGTATGGAAGATAGCCCATCTGCAACAGTAGCAGACTATACTACTACACCTTTTGACAATACTGCATTTAATGGTGGTTCTGCAATTACAATAGACGAGGACTAATAAATTAATTTTTTTGATATTTAGTAAATAAAAACGATGTTTTTATATTTTATATTATGGTAGTAATAAATAAAGGATTACAAAACGAATTATACTTTAATCTTACAAGTAAGAAAAAGTTACTCAATAAGCCTTATATATTTATTAAATTTACCAACGATATGACTAAACAAAGTTATTTTCTTAATCCTAATGAAACTGTTACAACACGATACAGTCAAGTGGAATTTATAGAGGGGACAGATATAAGTTTAGGTGCAGAGGGTTTTTATACCTATGTTATTTATCAAGTTAGCGTAAACACACTAACAAACGATAGTACATTAAATGCAGATAGTATTATAGAACGTGGTAAAGCATTAATAAAAGATGCTAATGTAACAGAGGTAAGTTACACACAATACACACCAACAGATAATAAGAATACAACAAATAGTAATACAGTTTATATAAAAATTTAAAATGGCATATAAAAATAATACACAACTAATTAGAGAACAACTAGGTAAAGAGGGCGATTGCGTTATATTTACAACTGCACCACAAACAGAAGATTTTTATGCAGTACAATTTATAAATGAAAGTGTAGTAAGCGCAATTACAGTAGCTAATGGTACTGGAGATGCTTTATTACAGACAACTATACCAGCTGGTACAGTTTTATTTATGAATATTACTGCAATAACTTTAACAAGTGGCATAGCAGTAGGTTATCAAAACTAATATATGTTTTTATCAAACGCACTAAGAATAGGTAATAGGGCTAAAAATGTATTTTCGCTTAACAGTATAGCTAGTTTAAAAGCGTGGTATAAGTATAGAACTAATATAGATGTAACTTCACAAGTTGATACGTGGATTAGTAGTGCTACCTTTGGAGATGTAGATGATACAAAATTAGAGCCACCTAGTGGCAAAACCTATTACGATACATCAACTGGTAGCTTATTATTTAGAGATACAGATGATAGTATATTACAAACTTCTAACTTAGAATTAAATTTAGGGCAATTTACAATATTTGCAGTTGTAGATGTTGTAGAGAGTGGTGCAGCAAATGAAATGCTTATTGGGCGTTTAGGTAATGATGAATTAAGACTATATAGAGGTTCTTTTGCTGATAGTATTAGATTACGTGCTGATGGTGTAAACTATGATTTTAGTTTAACAGATGATTTGCCTACTGGTGTATTTTTATTAACTTTGACAAGGGCATCTAATGGTTTAGTAGAAATTCGAGTAAACAAAACTTTATCAGCTAGTGGTGCTACTGATATTGCAAAATTATTTGATTTTACAAGAGTAGGTAATGGGGCTAGTGATTTGAATATATATGAAATAGCTATATTTGACACTAAAATAAATGCAGATGATATTACTGCTATTGAAAACGATATGACTAATAGAATAGGTATATAATGAAAGATAGGCTAATAAACATTAATTTAACTAACGAGGTACAACCAAAAAGTGTTGAGGTAAACGGATTAGACTGGATTACTTACGGAGATGGCGAATACAAAAACAACTACCCACAATACTTAATAGACCTTTATAACAATAGTGCAACAAATAGCGCAATTATAAACGCTACTGCTGCTATGATAGCTGGAGATGATTTTATAGTAGAAGATAATAAAGACTTAGCGCAATACGTAGAGTTAAAGAAGTTTTTGCAATCTGTTAACACTAAAGAAACTGCACACGAGTTATTAGTAAAATTAGCTTTTGATTTAAAACTACAAGGTTCTTACGCTTTAAACATTATATGGAGTAAAGACAAAACTAAGATAGCAGAGATATACCACGTACCAGTAGAACAAGTGCGTGTAGGTGTACCAAATGAATATGGTAATGTAGAATGCTACTATATATGTGCAGACTGGTCGCAGTATCGTAAAAAGGAGTTTATGCCTAAACGTATAGCAGCTTTTAATATGATGGATAGAAGCGAGGGTAGCCAACTATTATATACTGGCTTATACTCTCCAGCTATGGAATTATACCACACCCCAGATTATGTAGCATCTACAAATTGGCTACAAATCGACAATCTAACTGCTGATTTTCATTTAAACAATATTAGTAATGGCTTTAGTGGTTCATATTTTATAAACTTTGCCAATGGCATACCAACTAGAGAAGAACGAGTACAAATAGAAAAACAAATAACTAAAAAGTTTACTGGTGCTAATAATGCTGGTAAATTTGTTTTAACTTTTTCTGATGATGCAAATAGCAAACCAGAAATTATACCTATTGCTGTATCTGATGCAGATAAGCAATATACTGTACTTAATGAACTAACTATACAGAACATTATGATAGGTCATAGGGTAACAAGTCCTATGCTATTAGGTGTTAAGACAGAGGGGCAGTTGGGTGGTCGTAACGAATTACTACAAGCATACGAGTTATATATGAATAGTGTAGTAAAACCCTTTCAAAATCAGCTTTTAAAGACTTTTAAGAAACTTTTAGCAATAAATGGCGTTACCATACCATTGAGCATAAAAGATGTGCAGCCTTTAAATTCTATGTTTGATGCTGAAACGCTTAAAGAAGTTCTAACACAAGATGAGATTAGAGAGGAACTAGGATATGAGCCATTAGATAAACAAGAAGAAACAGTAGCAGAAGAACAGAACTTATCTGAATACACAGAGTTAGATAAGTGTATAATGGAGTTTGGCGAAGATGAGGACTTAGAGAATTGGCAACTGATAGACGAAGATGATGCAGAGGGCGAACACGAAGATTTTGATTTTGAATATAATTTAGAAAAGCTAGAACTAGCTACTACTGGCAGAGCAATACCGAATGCAAAATCAGAACAAGATGGACAAAGTAAGCAAGAGCATAAAAGTAAATTTAGAGTGCGTTATGTTTATAATGAAGATAAAGCATTAAATAGAGAAAGTGGTAAGCAAAGAGAGTTTTGCAGTAAAATGATGGCTGCTAATAAAGTTTATCGAAAAGAGGATATTATTCGTATGGGTAGTATGGGAGTTAATAAAGGCTGGGGTTTAAATGGTGCTGATAATTACTCTATATGGTTATATAAAGGTGGAGGTAATTGCCACCATAGGTGGTATCGTAGGATTTACTTACAAGCTGGTTTAAAGCCTAGTAGTGCAGATAAGATAGTAAGCACAACTAAAGCTAGAAGTTTAGGGTTTAAACCAGAAACGAACCCACAAGAAGTACCAGTAGCACCTAAGAGAATGCCTAAAAATGGATTTGTAAATAAAAAAGGATATTAAAATGAATTACTTTAAGAATTTAGAAGAAGAACAAAACAGATTAAACCTAAAATCTGAAAAGATAGAGTTAGGTGTAGCAGATGATTTAAAAAGCGAAGTAAATGATGCGCAAAAGCTATTATCAAATGTAGATAAAGCAGCCGATGATTACCGTAAACTTGAAAGTAGTTTAGCTAGAGGTCATAAAGATTTAATGAAAGTTAGAAATGATATGTATAATTTAGCTTATAGAGAAATGCAAAATAGTATTAAATCATTTGAAAAACAAGCTAAAGATTTAGGAATAAACCCACTTGATAATAAAGACTATAAACAAGCAGTATCTATACAAAAAGATTTATTTGAAATTGTAAAAGAATTAGATACCATCAAACAATATAAACCTACTTTATAATGAAATACTTTAAGAATTTAGAAGAACAAAAAGAAATACTAAAGCTAAAATCTGAAAAGATAGAGTTAGGTATAGTACAAGACTTAGACAAAGACTTTAAAGAGTTAAAAGATATTTTGCAAGAAGCAGAGGGTTTAAGTAAGAAAATTAGCAGATTATAAGGTAGAGGTAGAACGCTATCGAAAAAAATTATAGATAATGCTCCAAAGGCACAAGATAAATTTAAAGAATTA